ACATATGCACCATACTTTGATGTTACATGCAAATAGTCATAACCTCTGAGTCTCAACTGAGACAATAGAGTTGTATGACCTATCATATTACCTAACTGTGCACTACTAGGGACTGCGATCAATACTTTACTAGCGTGATCTTCATCAAGTCCATCAAGTATCTCAGCAACTGTGTCTGTATGTGTCTCGTGCATAGTATCCTTCTCTAGTGTGCGATTAGAATTAAATGGCACAATAGTTGGCGATACAATACTACCGTTAGCGATCAACTCTGGTGCAGGGACTGACTCTAATACATGTCCATAAACATATGTGTTATTCATACCACGAGTATAGATACCCTCTTGCTTACGAGCACTACGAGGTGTTGCTGTGAAAAAGTAACACTTCTTTGCTTCAAGACTAGCATCCATAGTTTTAGGGAAAAATCCTCTAGTAACACTATTGTGTGCTTCATCAAAATAGATACAGTCAATAGCAATGTCACTATCAAGTATCTTATGTAATGAGTGATATGTAGTGAATATAATATTATTGTCATCACTATTACCAATAAAATCAGCAATTTTGTCTGACTTAGTTGTGCTGTAATAGTGTGTCTCTCCTGAGTGCACATGAATTACACGTCCCTTGACATGCTCCATGAAATCATCACACAACTGCTGAGCAAGTAATATGCGTGGTGCAACCACAACAATATTACCAGTAACCTCTTTAGCGTGCTGTATCATGATGAATGTTTTACCACCACCAGTAGGCACAATAACTTGTCCTTTATCTGATCTGCTCATAGCATTTAATGCTCTTTGCTGATGTGGGCGAAGTGTAATCAATGTATTCGTGTCGTTGAAATCATTATAACACAAAAATGGGGTGCTGTGCACCCCTCAGACAGTTATTTAATTGGCACAAATAGGTGGGACGAAACAAACATAATAAAGAATGTTGTTTCGCCTCTAATATAATAGCATATAATTATCTCTTGTCAACCTCTGGTAACATATCATTTCCAGGATGATCGTCGATCTTCCCTTTGTATGACTTACCATATTGCTTAATTGCTTCGACTTCTACGTCTCCCCATTGGTTAGGATATACACATATACAACATTTATTATATTTCCTTCGTGCTCCCTCTGGATTTAATTTCTTCCCTACACAAATAGTGATATACTCATCACTAACAAATTCGATAGTCCCCTCTAGACCATCAAATTTTGCTTTACGTCCTACCTCTAGATGTTTCATAATGTTTCGTAACTCTATTCGGTCGGCATTAGATATGATAAGTGGGATTGTCATCTAGTATCTGTTGTTTAAGATGTAGTTTGTCAATAATTTGTGAGATCAAATCCAAATCTCCTTGGGGCACTCCGCTGTATTCCTTATACATTTTTGCTTGATAGACAAACAAACATTTTCTAATCAGATTTTTCTCGCTCTCTTGTAAGATTTGATCTTTAGCAAACATGAGTCCCTCCATCATTATCAATATTTAGTATAACTAACCACAAATCACTTTGTCCAGAATAACAGGGTTTGCTCATACATTAATTCTTTAACTTTAGAGGGATTCATCCCTGCTACTCCTAGATCATCCTCTGTGTATGGATGTTTAAGTTTACTTGCTACATCCAATAACTCATTACGTTGCTCTATCCCCATAAACTTGAATGCCATCATATATCTATTCCATAAGAAATATGGTGTAGGTGTGCGTGCTGAGTGTGGTATTCTACCATCAAAAATGACCACTCTACCTGGTTTTGGGACGACTGCGTGGACTATATCTAACTTATCATCATAAAATATAGTCTCTCCACCATAATTAGGTATCCAATACTCATTCATATAAACTATCATAGTGCATTGATTATCACACCAGTATGGTGCATCACAATGTATGCGTGGTGCATCCCCATGCTTGAGCACATTCATGTATGCACTATATAATGTTTCTCTGGCAGGTACGGGCACATGTGAGCATGCTTCGAGTCTGTCTAACACCCATTGATATAGATGATGACCTGAGCATTGATCGAAAGGTTTACTTCCATGATGATCTACTGAATAGAAATCATGTGTATAGTATGTCCCTCTAAGATCAACCTCTTCCATGTTAGTTTGTGGCAAATCTTGGCGTCCATGATAATAAGGTAACTCTATTGCTTGACGACACACATCACTATCCAATATATCTGTGTCATATATTTTAATTAATGGATGCTTCATTCTATGAAACCAATAGTATTATTAAACTCATCATATCCACCTCTATCTATGTTAGTCATTTCATATGCTGTGACATTCATAGTCATGACATATCTATTGCTATCACTATTGTTTGCCCCTGTCCTATGCTTTAACCAACCAGGAAAATATATAACATCATTTGTTTTTACTGGTATATCTATCCAATGGTCTTGTCTAGGCATTTCATAACCATCATCAACAGGTTCTGCATACTTAAATATATGCAAAGGGTTAAGAATTTGCAGGTTACCACTACCTTCTGGCACATCTAAGTATGCACAAATTGCAACGGTGACATTGTGGTGATGATGCTCTAAGGTTGTTGCCTTGGGTGGGTGTCTATTAATCCAACTCTCTGTCATATTACGATAGACACCTTTAAGTGACCACATATCCCAAACCTGATCAACAATACTAGGAATATGATTGTTAGTCAGATCATCAAATACTCTCCACCCATGTGGGGGGTCATGACGACATCTACCAACTGACGAGACACCACCAACTTCTAGTGCTGAGTTTTTGTATATTGAATTAGGACTCTCTACAAAATCTAAAAACACATCCGTCTCTCCCTTGATATCTTTCCAAATATCTGAGAGATTATAATGTGATCGAAATATGAATGGATATGGATTAATAGATGTTATACCATTTCCAATCGACTGGTCTGGTAATGCTGTGAGCATGATATAAAGAGTAGTGGTGGACTGGGATGCTGAGAGATATTCTCTCTTCGCTTGGTTGTGCTTGATGATAACAACGTGGTGGTATGTATAATGCGTCCCCTGCATTTAACTCCACATCTATGGCAGGTGTAAAACTATCATAGTCAACCTGTGCATCACCTGGCGTTGCTTGAGCAACAAATGTTGCTCTCCTCTCATTAAATACTTTCCATTTAGTTTTACCTCTCAACTGGACTATGAAATTATTAGGCAAGTCCTCATGTATATAGAAACTATTTGACTGACCCATCCCACAATATATTTGAAACTGACTATCTCCTGAGAATATCTGAGACCATTGCTCTAACATACCCATGACCTTCTCACTTCTAAATGAATAGTTATTGATAATGAATGTGTGTCCCTCTTTGAATAAATGAAATAGCTCGCTCTTCTCTTCCCATCCTTGTCCTGCCCACGATCTTGGATGCTTTTGTGGGTTTATCTTTTGTATCTCATGTTTACTTACTACATCTATGTCAAAGAAATTGGGCAAATTAAGGCAATATTCGACATCTTTCCATGTGCATATATCATCACACTCTTTCTTATCTAAGACTTGCTCATAATAATATGGCAAATCCTGATCCCAATTTCTATCAAATAATTTAAGCGGAAGTAAGAATGTCATGTGGCATCCCCCTAAAATTAAAATTCAATACTATTCTATACTGATTGATCTTTGGATTAGATGATGCGTGGAATCTATTACCATTAAACAATACAAACTTATTTTCCTCTGGTCTGTGTCTCTCTGCTACTGTGTAATTCTGTGTAAATATATCATTGATACGTTTGTTTACGTCTCCATTGGGGTTATCGCATTGATCAAATAATACAGTATCTCCATCACTATCGTGGAAATAATATATACCAGTCATGTGCTTACTATCATGATCTGTATGTGGTGTATTATAATCTTCTACAACATGATTATGATGTAGCATTGCTAATCTTAATCTAAACAATTCAAATGTGCCACGTCCTAACCTATCTTGTATAGTATCTACGATAGGAATAAAGAGATCATAATAATTTGAGACTGGTTGTCCATCATGAAATAATACATGAGTCCATCCCACACTAGTTTGTTTAGGTGGCGATTTCAGATCGGTGTCATCAGTATTAAGATTAACGTTACCAAACTGATAATTATATCCACTACCAAACGTAACATCATGTGGTAGGAAATACCAAGGGAATCCCCTTGACGTCATTGTATCTATTAATCTATTCAGATACGTCTTCGTTAAAAGATTCGATAGACTTCTGGATACTACCATAATTAATATGCTTAGAGTATAATGTAATGTTAAATGAATATGATATTCTCTCTTCACTACTTTTATTTGTTTCGACCTTATGTAACATGTCTGCAGGAAATATAAACAACTGATCTGGTTTAGGGTCGTATGCAGCTACTTCATAATTTAATGGATTTGTGCCATTAACATAGTTATGTCCTGTGCCCCATGATCTAAATTTATGTAACTCATCAAAGGGTCTCATAAAAGTGATTCCACCTGATTTATCAGGTATCTTTGAATAATAAACTCCACCAAACATTGCACCAGGATGTGAATGTATGTGATTAAGATCACCTGGCGAATTTATATTTAACCATCCATTTGTCAGTAACATACCATAGTCTTTGAATCCTAAATCTTGACATGCAACATCTACGACATCATAAACTGCTTCTGTTAAGTTAGATAGAGGTTTAAGTGTGTGCATTCTTTCACTACCCCAGTCAAATGACTGAAATCCACCCTCATTTGATGCTTGTCTACCTGACATTGATCCACGATGCACCGTAGCAAATTCGTTAAAATGATCAGTATCAAGTCCACAGTCTTCCTTGTGCCATATACCACGAGGAAACCAATAATCACATTTAATCATTTAATCTTCAAATGTAAAGTCTTTGTCAGTTACATCAGGGTCAACATGCATTTTATAGAGATATAGTGCTTCTACTGCTCCTTGTAATTTGTTGAGTTTGTCCTTCTTCTCTTGTAATCCTTCGAGAGATACACGAGTAACGGTAGATGAGTATGACATATTGTCTAGTGCCTCTCCCATCTTTTTATACTCTGCTAGTGTCTCTTTATGTTGGTCACAGAAATCTTGGACTAATTGATCATATGTGAGTCTAACAGGATTACCATCTTCATCACAATAGATACCTTGTCTTTCCTCAGGCGACACACCTGCCAACTCATTGAGTTGAATCTCTTCTGTAGTGCCACTATTTAAGTTGTTAGCTTCCATTAATCAAACCTCTTTAGATTTTCGTTAAGTGAGTTAATTTTCTTATGATCTTTGATACGATCATTCAATTTGGTATTCTCAATAAATGATTTAGTCTTGAGATAATCCATCATTCTTTCTGCTTTGTAGTCTGCATCATTTGCTGTTTCAATAACGACACTAAACTCCTTAGTATCTAGCCACTTTCTAGGTATGGGTATCCATTGACATAAAGGTGTCCCTGCTGTGACTATTTCGTCTCCATCCATTGCGTGCCAAAACAGTTGTAAGTTGATTTCATATGAATATGACGGATCAACGATCCCTGTAGGTGCACTAAATCGCTTGTCATCACTATATGATACTGGGATCTGCAATATCACAATATCAGGATGTGCCATGACTCTCCAAGGTGTCTCTAGTTTAACTACCTGCCCTAAGGTAGGTTGTGCTTTGTTAACTAGATCACGCATTCCATCAGTTTGTCTCTCGATATGTGAGGTAACATATTTACCTCCAACAAACAACTGACGTGTTACCCATTGGAATGTCCCTTTCTCTTTGTCAGGACGAATGGCAAAATCTGCAGGTGCAGGCAAAATCCAACCACTATCCATGATCTGAGTAATAGCAGGGCAAGTTGCTGCATGCTCCTTGATGCCATTATCTTGCATCTTTAGATTATCAAATGTTTCTTTGAGTGCCAAAACAGGGCAATCGCTCTTGTTTTTATGTTGCTCTTTTAATACATTGATTCTCCATTGACGCTTCAACTTTTGTGATGGATATAAGGGATAAAATTCAGCAACACCTGCATCCATTGAATAAAATCTTATCCAAGGTTTTTGGAATTTACCTTTAATTTTCTTCCACAAGTTAGGCATAAATGTTATCTCTTAGATACTCATAGTGAGTTGGTAGTTTATCTACTTGATTATATATTGCTTCACGATCACGTTGCCAATCTTGATGCACTTGCTCCACCTCTCCTCTACGACGAGGGTAGATAAAATGTGCTTCATTAACATTATGCTCGTTAATAGGTCTAAACGATTGACCTGCTGCAATATAAATTAGTCCTTCAAATTTATCTGTAGTCCAGAAATTCTTTCTGAGACCCTCATATAATTGGAAGTATTCCCTTCGTGATTCTAGCATAGAATGCCATGAAAGGCAATCATTCATGTATTGTGTTAAGTCATGATTACTGAATAATGCTGTATTAAGAGTAGCATCTTTCCAATACTGTGTGTCATCACGTTGAGATAAGACATAATGCATGCCAATAAAGTATTTCATAGACTCTATTGCATGATCTACTGTGTAATTATAACTGTCAATATCTATTTTAGTTACTTTCTTACGACGTTTAAGTGTGTCCACAAGATACATTAGATTCTCATGTGTAGTCATGAGTCCAGTAGATTCTAGTGGCTCGAGGAAACCATAGGCTAAACCTATTCCTACAACATTATTGACCCATGCTTTCTCTCTCTTACCATGTCTTATATTAATCAGGCGATAATCAGCATTATCGGCAATTTTGGGCGAATATCGTTGTGCTATGTAATTTATGAATTCTGCCTGTGCTATCTCAGGGTCAATATATTTTTTACTGAATACATATCCTGCTCCCACTCTGTCCCATAGTGGTATATTCCATGACCACCCATTAGACATTGCTACACAATCTGTGTAGTTATCCATCTGATTTTCACGATCCGAATATTGGATCTTAGCTGCCCATGCTGTATCGTTAAACAACACATCATTGAATGATACAAACTTAGATCCCATAATTTTTTCTAGGATCAGAGATTTGAAACCTGTGCAATCAATGTAGAGATCTGCCATGATTCTATCTCCACTATCTGTATTCATAGTGATTACATTACCAGTCTCATCACGAGTGGCATTGATTACGTTACCTGTATATACTTTCACATCAGGATAGCGGTGACTCAAAAATTCACCAAACTTTTCACTATCCATGTGATATGCTGTATCCTGGTGAAAATTCCAATTTTGCATTTCATTAGAAATGAATTCAGAAGTCATTTTATTTTCTTCTGACAATATTGTATTAGGATTAAAGAAACGTGCAAACTCCTCTGGTGGATATAGGTGAGGATATCTCACCTGCAACTCAAAGAATGACATGTAATCTCGGTGATAGCAACGTCCAAATGGATATTGAAATCTCTCACCTTCATTATCTCTAAAATTTTTAAATGCGATTGATGATTTATATGTGGCATTACAATATGGCATCCACTCTTTATCTTTTAATCCGAGAAATCTAAAAAACCTATTAATATGTCCTAAGGTAGATTCTCCTACACCAATAATCTTTCTACCCTCAGGTTGTATGAGACTAACCTCACACTCTGGGTATGCTGTTTTCAATGTTGCTGCAGACATCCATCCAGATGACCCACCACCTATAATACAAAATGATCTATACTGCATACAATGTCCTGTTATAATATTCTAACGGATTGACTCCTAGTCTACCATGATTCCATTCATGTGTCCAACTGTTTAAATGTGAGTCATCAGGTATTCCACCATGAAATAGGATCTCACTTTCAATGACATCATTAAATGGATTCCATCCATGACCTGCCATGACACAAAATAGTGAATCTCCTGCTGCATTTCGCCAATCTAATTTACTGGCAAAATTATGTGACTCTTCTAGCATTGTGATCTTAGCTGCCTCTATCATGCCCTCATCAGGATATCTAATACTTGAGACATGTCTCCAATAAGGAGAATCCCTACGTTGAGTAAGAGCATAATGAAGAGCAACGAAACTTGCAAAGCCATCGAATGCGAATGATACTGCCTTGTTATATGTATCTCTCATCATTTGAGTGGTATTCGGTTTCCACATCCTACAGAATTTTAGTAGAAATTCATGCACTGATAATAGACCATTAGATTCTAATGGCTCTATGAAACCTCCTGATAAACCAATAGACACTACATTACCACACCATATCTCTTTCTTCCTTCCTGTCTTAAAATGTATCTTTCTAAAACCATCGGTGTCATACTTAAGGAAAGATGCAAACTCTTTTAGTGCACTTTGATGATCTTGAAACTTACTAGAGAATACATATCCTGTCCCAATTCTGGCAAATGTGGGCACTGTCCAGACCCAACCACTACTCAATGCTGTGCACTGTGTATATGATTTGAGTTGCTCTTCCTTTTGTTTATATTTTAAACGTGTGACCCATGCTGTATCATTTGGTAACCAGTCACTATAATCTAACCACTCAGAATTGTTGAGTAGAGATGTAAATCCTGTGCAATCAAAATATAAATCTGCTTCGTGTTGTTTCTCATCTATCCACAGATATTTTATATCGTCTCCTACCCTCTCAAAATCATCTACTGTGCCAATAATACGCTTGACACTCTGGCATTTATTGTCTCGTAACCACTCAGCGAATTTTACAGCATCAAAGTGAAATCCAGTATTCTTTTTGATTTTAAAATTAGGATCCTTGATAGGTAACAGGTTATGCTCTGCACATTCTGCTGCTATCCAATAATCTCTGGCAAATTTATCATTACTCCATCCTTTCTTATATTGATTCCAAAACCAGACATCAGGGTGTGCCAAATTATAATTTGGCGATCCAAATGGATATTGCCATGGTGTGTCGTCCACATCATGAAAATTACTAAATCTTACACTAATCTTATATGTGGCATCACATGCCACCATCCAGTCCTCATCTTTGAGTCCTACATAATCTGCCCAGATCCTAAAATACTGAGTCGTAGACTCTCCTACACCCACAGGGGGTTTACTAGGTGACTCTACGACTGTGATGTCTGCGTCTGGAAATTTTGTCAGCATTGTGGTTGCTGTCATCCAACCAGATGACCCACCACCAATAATATAAATTTTCATACTATAAATTATAGCACATTAACTAGGATATGGCTCCCATGCCATACGTCCTTCTACTTGAATTTTCTTAACATCCTCTGTGAATGCAGGTGCACTACTTGGACTAGGCACGTTTGCTTTTACTGCTGCAACATGATCTTTAAATCTTGTGCCACCATCTAGTTGGTCTTTGTAAATCATGTCCAACTGCTCACCCACAGAACCATAGGCAATCGTGCGTGCAACAAGGTATGCTTCTGCCTGATTTTCTAGCTCTGCTCTTGGGTAGATAACACCATTAACCATACGGTGCTCGTTGGTTGTGTCGTCAGGGACTTCCATCCACTTCATAGTAGCATCAGCACCATCGTAGATTTGAAACTCGTCACCGTCTTCACAAATGTCGGTGATCATTCCAGACTCACCGTGGATAATTGCTTTTTTCATTGGTTTTCTGAAAGAATCTTAGTTATTTAGCCATAATATTCGTGGACTACCACAACACCTACACGTCCAGATGCACCTCTGTTACTGTGCTGTGATCCATTACCACCTGCTCCCCATGCACTATGACCTTCGTGTCTATGAGAATAGTTACTTTGTCTGTGTGAGCTGGGTTGCGATCCACCATAGTATGATCTACCACCTGAGTGGTTACCATATGAGTGATGAGATCCATGACCATTACCTCCACCACCGTGGACGTTTAGGTTACCACCTGAGCCGTTACCTCCATATCCACCTGAGTGTTGTTGAGAGCAGTTTGCACCAACTCCACCACCTGCTGAGCAGTAACCACCAAAACTAGATGAGTTACCGTTACCTCCACAACCTGAGTAGTTTGTGCCACCACCAGGATTTCCTACTGTAACAGATACTGAGCTGACATTCTGCACGTCAATAACTCTTTGTGACATACCACCTGCACCACCTGCTTCGGTATATCCTGACCCTCCACCACCTGCACCAACAACGGTGACCATGATAGATTTACAGTCACTAGGTCTTGTCCATGTGCCATTAGATGTCCACACCTGCACAGCTCTAAAACCTGATACTGCAGACGCTTCAACCCATGACAGGTTTGTGCCATCGGTCTGTAGGAATCTACCTGACTGACCTGACTGGTTAGGGATAATATACTTTGATGATCCAGTAACGTTACCGTTAATAGTAATGTTACCCACAATCAGAGTCGCATTGGCAGTAATACCACCAGTGGTCAAAGTGAAACCCGAGATGCCTGCAAGGTCTTTTACATTTGTAACTCTAAGTGTGCTCATCTGAAATACAACTCCACCCTTGCTGATCTATTTATTCCGTTACGGTTCTGGCAACAGTTGATACGGTCTCCTGCTGAGTAGTTACCAAAGTTACCAGTCATACCAATACCACCTGATACGTCATCAGAGTTCATGTCTGCTTCTGGATAACCACCAGACCCACCACCGTTTTCATTCCATCCAAATCCCCAACGTGTGCGTGCCCAACCACCATTGTTTCTGTAGTTGAATCCGTAGAATCTAACGTGTGACTGACCAGAGAAATTACCAATACCACAGAATTCGTTGGCATTAGACTTATAGAATCTATCTACCTGATTCCAGAAGTTGATAGGCTCAATCCTACCACCTCTACCATATCCTGTGTTGAAATCTGTTTCAAACCATGTCCATCCTCTGTTACTACTAGGGACGCATCCTCCGTTACCAATATCTGGCCAAATTGCCATGATATCCTTGGCACGGAATCTATTCATAACTTCAAACTTAGCATCACCATCGTTGGTGTTTGTTGATCCTGTGTTGAGAGTATTGTTAGATGTCCAGTAACTAGATCCCCAGTTAAATGTGGTGCCACGAGTTGCTTTCATACCCATCATCCAACCACCACCTAACCATCTATTATCCATCAAACAATAGATTTGGGTTGCTCCTACGCCAGGTAAGTTAATCCAATAAACTCCATCACCTGCACCAGGATTTCTAATCTTGATTTCCTCTGCAGATTCTGCAGGGTTACCAGATGATTGACCATAAGAAGTATCGGGCGATGTTGGGCGTCCATAGAATTCATGGACTACGACAACACCTTGTCTACCACTAGCACCTCTGTTACCGTGCTGTGATCCGTTACCACCTGCACCCCACGCTGAGTGCCCTTCATGTCTGTGACTGTAGTTACCTTGTCTGTGAGAAGACGGTTGTGATCCACCGTAGTAACTTGCTCCTCCTGCATGGTTTCCATAAGAGTGATGAGATCCGTGGGCGTTTCCTCCTCCACCAAATACGTTTAGTGTACCACCAATACCTTCTCCTCCTAATCCACCTTCGTGCTGCTGAATACAATTCGATCCTCCTCCACCTCCACCAGTGACATAGGAGCCGAAACTTGAAGAGTTGCCGTTTCCACCACATCCTGCGTAATTTGTACCTCCGCCAGGATTTCCTACTGTAACTGATACAGATGTTACGTTGTTTACATCAATGACACGTTGAGACATTCCGCCTGCCCCACCTGCCTCACAATAACCAGATCCACCACCGCCTGCTCCGACGGCTGTAACCATAATACTTGTGCAGTCAGACGGTCTATTCCATGTGCCGTTTCCTGTCCACACTTGCATACTTCTAATACCTGCAAGACCTGCTGCTTCAACCCATGAGAGTTGACTACCATCAGTCTGCAAGAGTTTGCCTGCATTACCTGCCTGCCTTGGGATAATATGATCAGAGTTACCAGAGATAGCTCCGTTAATTACAATATTACCTACAACCAACGGAAGTGTTGCTGTAACACCACCATTAGATAGAGAGAATCCACCTGTGTCGGTTAGATCATTAATTGAAGATACTTTTAAAAGACTCATTAGTTAACCCCAGAATTCGTGCACAACAACAATACCCTCACGACCTCGGGCACCCCTGTTACTATGTCGAGATCCGTTTCCACCAGATCCCCATGCTGCATGTAGCTCATGTCTGTGTGACCAGTTTACTTGGTTATGACCTGCAGGTTGTCCACCACCGTAGTAACTAACACCTGATGCATAGTTACCATAAGAGTGATGACTACCATGACCATTACCCCCGCCACCATGCACGTTTAGTTGTCCACCACTACCGTTACCACCATAACCACCTGCGTGCTGCTGTGAGCAGTTAGCTCCTACACCACCAGATGCACTACAATATCCACCGAATGATGAGGTATTACCATTACCACCACAACCTGAGTAGTTAGTACCTCCACCAGGATTACCTACTGTGACAGATACAGATGAAACGTTAGTCACATCAACTTGGCGTTGTGACATACCACCTGCACCACCAGATTCTGTATATCCTGATCCACCGCCACCTGCACCAACACATGTGACCATGATGTTTTTACATCCCTCTGGTCTATTCCATGTGCCATTAGCAGTGAATACTTCCATTGATCTGATACCAGATCTAGTTGTTAATGATGACCAAGAAGGTGTTGATCCATTAGTGGTTAGAAACTTACCACCTTGCCCTCCTTGTGAAGGTACAACGTAGTTTGATGATCCACCAATAGTGCCGTTGATAACAAGGTCACTAACAGTTAAAGTACCATTGATCGAAATGGTAGTATTGGTGATACTAAAACCATTAACACCAGAGGTATCTTGAATTGTATTAACTCTTAGTAGTGCCATGTTAATTCACAAACGGTTTAAGTGCTTCGTAGAAAGACCCAGTATTATTTAGCTTACCTTCATCTATGTCTTTCCATAGTTTTTCTAGTAATTGAGCATTAGTCGGGCGATATTTAGCAACATCAAAAGTCAAATCCTTGACTTTATTCAAGATCAATACTGGATCATATTCTCTATTATCGCTAAATGTAATGTTGTATGGATCAATATTTGTCAATACATAACCTGCACCAGGATATACTGCCTCAATCGCCTCTTTGAGCACAACTTCATCCTCAGGGATAGTTTGCTTATCCCTTACACGGTCTAGGAATTTTCTCCAATCTGATTCAATCATTAGTTACCTCTGACCTCCAAAGCCATTAGTGTGCTGACACTTCTCATGTCATTGCTACCTCTATCATTTATGTAGAGATCTCTTACTGACCCACTCCATGATGCAGACGCCCCAACAGTGTATGTGACAGCGTTTGTGGTGCCAGGTGTGTCATGATAGTGCACTGGCCACGAATACATGTGGTCACTGGTGTCGTCACCAGTATATGTAGTAGCAACAGATCCACTACCAACGTTGTTGTTTCCGCTTAGTCCACTAGTGATTAGGTTACCATCACGGAAGAAACCAAATGATGTAACATGTCTAGCGTTACCTGTAATCATTGCAATCAATACAATCTTAGAGTTTGTATGTGTAGGTGCAATGGATACCTCTAAGTCAGGTATCTGAGTTAAGTTGTTATCTCTAATCAAATAACGATTAGGGGGTGTTGATGCAAACTTTGCCTGCACAACCTCACCCTCTTTTAGGTCATTCTCCTCTCCACCAAGAATAAACCATGTTGCATTATTTTCAACAGTAACAGTATTACCACTAGCAATTTCCACAGGACCTGCAGTGAAACCGTTAGTAAATTCTACTCCTCCGTTTGCAATAGGTCCTACAGTGATATTCTCACCGATTGTAGGTCCATTTGTACGAATGATAGAGTCTTCACCTACGGCAGGACCTCCACCACCCACGTCATCCCAACCTGGCACACCTGCTGCAGCATCTTGTAAATAGATTTGTGCCATATCTTCGGTGGTATTATACACCAAAGTACCATAGGCAGGTGTCCCAAGACCATTAATTGCAGTTTGAGTAAGAGCAGGCAGGTTGATCTGCTCTGTCACAGTTAGAGCAGTAATAATTGCTCTTGTGGCAGCGTCAATCTGATTACCATTAATCTTAGTAGACATCTACTTCCTCTTGATATTTTATTTAGATAACCAACTCTCTTACATGGATAGTGTCACCTGTTTGTGGCACTGTGCCAATAGAGAAATCAACAGAGTTTCCACTCACTTGATAGTCAACACCAGGCACCTGACATACTCCATTTAGGAATACTAATAGAGAGTAAGATGTATGGTTAGGGGAGATAGCGAAGGTTGCAGTTGCTCCATCACCATTGTATGTGGTGCCGTTGTTGCTGTTAGCAAGACCAGTAGCAAGTGTATACTTATCGGCAGCACCGTAGTATCCAGTTACTTCTAGGTTACCTTCAACATGGAAGTTACCTCCAATCTTCATTCTATTTGTAGCGTCAGGTGCTATACCAACACCATAGTGTGTAACGCCACTATAACGATTAGATGTGATAGGCGTAGTATCACTCAATCCAAACTTATACCATGTGCCTGCATCATAAATCCAACCAAGTGCTTGACCTGGTTGCCAATCAATGTTGTAACACATGTCTCCTGAGTTGAATGCAGACCCTGCCTGTGTAACAGGTAATCCAGATCCGTCATCCTCAGCTAGGAATGTTTTTCTCAGCACTGTGCCGTCGTCGTTAGAGTATGTAAACTCTAGTGACTGGACTTCATCCTGTGATGTTACTTTCTTCTGGAATGTAACAGGACCTGAGAATACAGATTCTAACTGGTTGGATGCACCAC